CCACATCAATAGGAGTATAGTTACTTCTACCCTCTTCAGCATCTATCCACATTTTATAGAACATATTGAGTCCTAAAGGAGTCGATACAATGAATACTTTGGTAGTTTCACCAGAGGAAATTGTAGGATAAACGGAAGTAAAGAACTGGTCTGCAATATTGTTTGGAACGTGAGCAAACTCATCAAGGAAGATGATGTTGAAAGAACTACCTCTGACTGCAGATGAAGATGTGGCCGCTGCAAGAATCTTAGAACCATTTTCAAGTTCAATGTTTCCTTTGTTCCATACGACCACACCCTGTTGCATCCACTTTGGTAGATGCTCATATGCGAGTTGAAGTCTGGATAACAATTCCCTGGCTGTGGCTAGTTTGTTTGCCAAAATTGCACAGTTCACACTCTCGTTGAACAGTATGTAATGAAGAAGAAAAGATATAATTGTAGTAGATTTACCAGATTGTCTAGGCATTTTACAAATAACAAATCTATCATTGACAAATGAATCTATCATTTTTTTCTGATAAGGATACATATCAAATTCGATTAATCCTTTATCAACATGAACCACCTTGACATAATTTTCTATAAAATGGCGAGGATCTTCCATACATTTTTGATACTCCTTGATGGATTCCTCAGTCCACTCTACAGGAAGACCTACAGATTTTAAATTTGGATTACCTAGATAGTGTTCACTCGCCATTTGTCTTGCCCTTTAACATCTTCTGAAGTTCTGATGTAGAGCCGACAAATAAAGCATTGGTGACATTTGTGGGTCCACCCTTTTCAGTCTTTATATCTTTTTTAGTTTTATGGAGATTTAAGAGTTCCTTATTGGTTGTAGTCAACTTATCTATCATTTGACCTACTACCTCAAAGGCTCGGGGATGTTCTGATTGTTTGGCAATTTCCAACAATTCCTCCAAACCATCTTGACCACGTTCAATCAAGTTGTAAAGATTTTCACGAGCATACTGAAAATCAGAATCCTCATCATGACCATTAATTGGAGGCTTTACTTTTTCTATTTTTGTTATTTCTTTCTGAGGTTTTTCTATAATACCCAAAACCTCGTCAAGATGTGTATCTATATCCATCAGCTATCTGAAAAATCTGCACCAGTTACAGGATCAAAATTTTTACTTGGTTCAAAAAACTCAAAAGTTTCACTAAATCCATAATCACTATCAGCTTGTGCTGTAGTTGGAGATGGAACTACAGTATAACGAGTCTTAACTGTAGAATCTCCCACTCCCTCATCACTATTTTCATTCATAATTCTTTCATAATTTCCAGTTTCCAAAAGTATATAGTCTGATGTTTCCGCTGTAGTTTTTGTAGATTCTAATACAATAAAATTAGTCTCAAGGTCACCCTCTCCGCCTGGTATTCTAAAATTAACTTCAATAGTTTTAATAACAGACCCAGTTTTAATATCTGGATAGATGTAACCTTTTAACAAAAAACTCAAAGTCCAAATGATAGTTCTTCTAGTAGCTAAATCTCCCTCATATTCATCACTTTGAGAGGCAGAATTCAATATAATAGGAACATCAGCTTTGATTCCCATGTCTGGGATTGTGTTTATAGTGACTGTAAATTCTGGTGTAAAATAGGGAAGAATTTGTTCAAGAAGTTGAGTTCCATCTTCTGCATTGTTTACCAAAATGTAAAGTTCAAAATCAAAGTTATATGGGACAGGATTGTATTGTGTCATCAAAGAAGAATTGCCCGCTGCAGTATTAGCTGCGACATTTCTTCCAAGCGTATTTAATTTTCTTACAGAGTCATAACTTGTCCCTGTAAGTGCAAAACCCATTCTTGGGAGTCTGGTAGCTAATACTTGTCTTTCCGTTATAGTCTCTTGAAGGGCTAGAATCCATTTTTGTCTTGGTCCGTAAGCCAGAGGAACTTTTACTCTCTCAACAACTACACCAGAAGAATTCTTTCTCTCAACATTGAGATCATTGAAAAGAGTTCCAAAAGACGCTACATACTTTCGTATTGTTTGATGATAAAATGTAGAACCTAACATTAGTAATTAGTCCCTTCACTAAATGGATTACCCTCTGTGAAATCCAGAATTGAATCTGCATCACTTTCAATTTGTTTATTACTTGTTGCAGTATCAGTTATACCAGCTTCAATTTGTGCCAAAGTCTCAACCGCTTGATCTGATGTTTGTTTAGTTTCATAAGTACCAGTTGCAAGACTAGTTGCACCAGTAAGAATTTCTCCTACTGTGAACACTCCTGTCATATTGATAAGATACAAATACCTTGTAGTAGCATCCCACTTTGCAACTTCTCCTGTTTTTGCAGATGTTCCACCTGTAACAGTCTCACCAACTTGGAAAGTACCAGATACTGCTGGACTAGATGCCAATTCAAATGTACGGACAAATGACTGTTCTCTTTCAATATCATCTATCTCTTCAATTCCAGTATCAATCTTCTCATCAGAATAAGCAAACAGTTCACAAATAAGGTCAAAGGTTTGAAGTGCCCCTGTTTGATAGAAAGTATTAGTACTAGAAACAGACATTACTTGAAAAAGTCCATCTGTTAATGGAAAATAAATAAGATCACCTTCTTTTGGTTCTTTGTCTCTTCCACTTCCCTCAAAATTAAGTTCAGTCCATCTTCTTCTAGATACTGTAAGAGTTATTTGATCTCTAACCTCAAGACCAAAATTAGAAACAAAAGTTCCTTCACCCTCAAATCCATCTACATTCTTGATGTACATCTCAATCACTCTGGAATCCTTAAATTGAGATATGCGGTCTTCACCAAAGAGTTTATCCTCATTGATCAAAGTTCTAGGCATATAATGTACATCAATACCATAAACCTTGATTGATTCAATGATAATACTCTCTACGAGCCTTTGGTCTGCGGTATTAGTTCCGAAATGATTGAAATAATGATTGGTAGCCATGTCATCCTACCATAAAATCGTCTGGAAGCTGATACTTGAGTTGAACCTCTTCTTCTATTCTTTCTAGTTCTGTATTTGCGTCATCATACAATTGTCTTCCATTTAGTGTTATTCCGCCTGGAAGTTGCATTCCTTCAAATTTAATTAGATTTTGACCCCATTGTTTTTTGAAAAGTGATGTGACATATTTTTTAAGAAACATATCTCCCCAAACATCACTATATGAAGACGGATCTACAATAGCGTAAGCTTCTGCAACTATCCAATCATCTATCTTAACATCTGCACCCCAATCTATATCAAGGTATAATCTATCCATGTGTCTATTAAATCTAAATCTTGGCATAGTATGAAAAAGATTGTGAATCATAGATATTCTTTGTTGAGAAAATGTATAATTCTTCATACTTGACATACTACCCATAGTATATAAATCATTCAAGGCATATTGATAATTTACAGAAAACATATTTGAACTACTACTCGTATCACTATAAAAAGGAATTACACTCTTAATTCCTATTACGTTTTCGTCAATAGATATATACTGATTATCAAAATCTCCAAATGCATTAGCACTAGTTCCATTCGTAGTTGCTGTTAATGAACTTGTTCCACCTGTTATTGTCTCCCCATTCCCGAATGTGGTAGTGGTATTTGCATAATATGTATTACCATCCCCTCCCGATTTTACTTCTGGATTTTTATATCTAATTGTAGTATTAGCACTATGATATTCATGGACTGTAGCTCTTACCCCACTTGTTCCACCTGTAATATATTCACCCTCAGTAAAAGTTACATTAGATGTTATCTTGAGTGTAGATGCTGTAATTTGTCTTTTTACAAACTTTGGATATGTACCATCAAAATGATATTCTTGAAAAAATTCAAGAGCATCATCAATTCGATCCTCCATTTGATCATCGTCAAGATTCAACTCCACTACTGGATGGCCAAGTTGTCTCTTAGCATAATCTTTAAGTGTTGCTCTGGTAGTTGGTTGCGTCATTTTGTAGCCTCTTCAGATATAGTTATGATTCCTTCTGCTAATCTTTCAACTATCGTACCACCAGATTGAGTATATTCGACATCATACACATATCTACCAGAAGAAATAGCTGCTGTTTGAGTAGCAGTTAATGAGATAGTACAATTAGACCCTGAGACAGCAGTAGTAAATGAAACTACATTATTTGACGATCCATAAGATTGTCTCATTTTACCAGCACAAGTACCAGAAGAAATGGTAACATTCGAGCCAGACGAATTTTGTGCTGTGATTACTTTTTCAAATGTACAACCTTGGTCTAATACCATGTTGACAGTTTGCTTTTGAAGAGTTAGTGGCATTTTTCCTTACCTTGTATCGTTTGGGTAACTATTGGCCCAAAATTCATTATCATCTTGAGTGAAAAAACGATCTGCATCCTTCATATCTGCAAGTGCTCTCAGATCATTACTATCTGAAGCACCAGATGTTATATTAGGATATTGATCTTTATTTGCATTAAGAGTTCTATTTGGATGGTGACTTGGACTCCATATCCATGTGTTCGTAGCATCCTTATCATTTTCTGTTGCCCATCCAAGAGGATCAAGGGCAAATCCTTCTTCTCTATCTATATTTCCTTGTAAGTCTGATTGAGATAGTGCTGTATTCGTTACCCATGTACCCGCCCAATTTGATTTAAATACAAATGATGAAGCGGCTCCATCACAGAACGCACCAAAAAAAGTTCCTCCCGCACCAGTATTTTGGTGATCTCCCCTGTATCCTACTCCTTGAACAAATCCTAAGTAATTACTTTGTTGATTGGATGCTTGTACATGATGCCATTCTATTTCTTGTACTTTTCCTGTCCATAAATTTGTTTGGTAGAACTTAAAGGAATCCTTAATATTTTGTACTAGTTCTGCTTCAGTTTCAGACCTTGTATTAGGTTTCCAATATCCAACAGGCCCACCATT